AAACTATTTGGTGATGGTTTGTTTAGTATTACAGGTGACGGTAATGTTGACAGACAGTTACAAAGAGCACGTACTAAAAACAGTAACTGGAAAGATCGTTCAGTTATTGGACCTGGTGGTATTAGAGTGGAATACAACGAAGTACTTGGCCCTGGTCTAAGTAATTGGGTTGCTACTGTAGCTAACATTGCTGATAATTTTGATATGCTTGGTGAAGCAGCTACAGAGAATTTATTTCAAAAAGCAGCTTTTGTACTTGCAGCTGGTTTAACTGATCAAGCTGGTTTGTCTTCTTTACGCCCTCTTGTTGAAACTTTAAGTGGTAATCAATATGCTGCTTCTACTTTCGCTGCTGGTCAAATTAACTCACTTGGGCCTTTAGGTGGCTTACGTAATGAATTTGGTAAGATCTTAGATGGTGGTTTAAAAGAAATTAATAATGATATAATTAGTAATCTTGCTAATCGTAACCAATTACTTGGTGTTATGGACCCTGCTAACAGATTACCTACTGTAATCAGTCCTGTAACAGGTGAAGCACCAAATAAATATACAATGCTACAACGTGTTTATAATTCTTATTCACCACTTAAAATACATCCTGCAATGTCTAAAGAAGAACAATTTCTCTATGATATTGAATATGATGTATCTAGTGCATTTAAGAAACGTAATGGTGTTGACTTAATTAATACTGAACGTGCAGAATTAAGTAGCCTTATGGGTAAAAGAGGTTATTTCAGAGAACAAATCAAAAGTATTATGCGTACAGCAGATGCACGTAATACTATCAATGAACTACAAGAAGCACGAAGACGTGGTATAAAATCTGATCAAGTACCTATTGGTAAATATGACCAGATCCATATGATGCTGGATACAGCACTAAAAAATGCTGAAGAATTAGCTTTCAGTGAATTGGAATCACCAGTACGTCTTTCTATTGAACAACGTATTATGGAAAAACAAATGACTGGTCAAAGAGCTGAACAAGGTTTAATGCCTGGAATTGATTCGTCACTTAACATTCGTTACTAATGGCAACTACACAAAATACATATACAGGGAATGGTTCGACCACGAACTATTCATTTACATTTGAATATTTAAAACAAACAGATGTCAAGGTAACACTTGATACTGTTGCTACAACTGCATTTACATTTGCCAACGCGACAACGCTTTCATTTACTACAGCACCAGCTAATGGTGTAGCTATTCGTATCTTTAGGGATACAGCTATTGACCTACTGAGTGCTACATTCTTCCCTGGTTCTGCGATTAAAGCAGAAGATCTAAACCAAAACTTTACTCAAAGTTTATATGTTACGCAGGAGTCTGATGCTGACGCGGCATCAGCAACTGCAACTGCAAACACAGCTAAGACAACAGCTGATACAGCATTAGCTGATAGTGCTACAGCTATTACTACAGCAAACGCAGCTACAACTACGGCAAACACTGCAGATACCAACGCTAGTGCAGCTGTTGTTACGGCTAATGCTGCCAGTGCTACGGCTACTACAGCATCTACTAATGCAGCTAGTGCGGTTACAACGGCTAACACGGCATCAACTAATGCTAGTGCTGCTGTAACCACAGCTAACGCTGCTGATGCAAATGCTACGACTGCACTAAATAACTCACGGGAGTCAGATGGTAGTGGTGGTTTTAATACTGCTATTGATTTAGCTAATAGTGCTACTACAACAGCTAATACTGCTAATACTAACGCTAGTGCTGCAGTTACTACTGCTAATACAGCTGATACTAATGCTACAGCAGCTGTTAATACAGCTAATGCAGCTAGTGCTGCTGTATCTCAAGCTGTCTTATTTACGCTAGTTGCTAACGTAGCAGCGATACCTGGAAGCCCCTCTAACAACGATTACATTGAAATTGGTGACAGTACAGGTGTTGAATCATTTAGCCCCCTTTCAGGCGTTCCTAGTGGCTTTGTAGGTGCTAGTGGATTAACAGTAAGGCTTAGGTATGACACATCTGCTACCTCTTGGGTATGGATGAGTTATTACGCTAATGATTCAGAGACTCGTTATCTAACAAAGAATCTTCCAGTAGTAACTGGTGATGCAACAAATGGCTCAGGTCAGATCACTCTTAACTGTGAGGTTAATACTCATGGTGTCAAGATTAAAGGACCACCACATAGTGCAGCAGCTAACTATACGTTTACTCTGCCTAATGACACTGGTACAAGTGGTTATGTACTGAAAACTGATGGTAGTGGTAATACATCTTGGGGTGGAGCAGATGTTGTCTTTGACACTACACCACAACTTGGTGGTAATTTAGATGTTAATGCTAAAGATTTAGTCAACGGTGATACAAAATTCCGAATAGATAGTAACAGATTAGATTTGTATTTTGGAAGTGGTACTGATCCTCACCTAAACATGGATCAGGATGGTGATTTCACCGTAATGAATACTGCAAGTACTCGTAGAGGCTTTGCTATTTATGGTGGTACTACAAACAACTTCCTGACGATTAAAGCTCCAGCTTCATTTACAACAACAACCTATTACTTACCAACAGCTGACGGTACTGCAAACCAAGTATTAACTACTGACGGTAGTGGAAATATGTCTTGGAGTAATGGTGGCTCACCAACTATTGACGCTGGAAACTTTGATTCAGGCGGCTCACTTGTAACTACATCTCAAACTTTTGACGGAGGATCTTTCGACTAATGCCTACACCTACTAATAGAACACCTGTGCGTGTAGCACGGGGTACATACTCTAATCTTAATTCTTCTGTTGCTGATATTCAGGAAGGAGAGATTGTCTACGCAACTGATCAAGACAAACTATATGTTAAAGAAGGTTCAGCCCTTGTTTCAACACAAGCAGCTTTACCAGCAGCCAATGCTGTAACAGATACAGCTCAAACATTTACTGCAGCACAACGTGGAACCATTGGTACGTTGACAGACGGAGCAACTATTACTCCTGACTTTGCAACTGCTAATAACTTCACTGTTACTCTTGCTGGTAACCGTACTATTGCTAACCCAACTAACCTAACTGCTGGTCAATCTGGCTCTATCTTCATTGTGCAAGATGGAACAGGTTCACGTACTGCAGCGTGGGGATCTTATTGGGACTTTGCTGCAGCTACTGCACCTACTCTCACGACTACCGCTGCTGGTGTTGATCGCGTCGATTACGTCGTGCGCTCTGCCACTTCCATCCACACAGTATTCACGGGTAACTACTCATGAGCGTGATTGGAAGCAACATCTTGGCTGGTTCATCCGGTCAGGGTGGTGGTGCTGGCTACGAGATTGAACGTTCCTTGAGATTTAACCCAGGAGATAGCGCATCGCTTACGAAAGCTTTTAGCGCAACCGGTAGTCAAACTACTTACACATTATCTTTTTGGCTAAAGAAAAATAACAGTAGTAGTGTCTACCAAACCATCCTTATCGACAACAACTCAACCGGTAATCAGATAAGGATAAACGACCTCCCAGGCGGTTTTCAGCTTCGTTTTGCTGCTGCCAGTGGAGCCGATTTGACCACAAGCAGAAAATTTAGAGATCCTTCTGCTTGGTATCACATTGTCTTGGTCTATGATTCCACAAATGCAACGTCTAGCGACCGGATGCGCATTTACATCAATGGCGTGCGTGAAACTAATTTTTCAGGTGAAAACCAGCCGTCGCAGAATTTAGCCAGTTCTTTTATTACTAACGGCCATACGTACACAATCGGGTATTACAATGCAAGCACGGCGCTTGACGGCTACCTAGCAGACGTCCACTTCATCGACGGTCAAGCCTTAGCTGCATCTGACTTCGGACAATACGATTCAAATTCTGTATGGCAACCGATTGAATACGCTGGGACATATGGCACCAACGGTTTCCACCTTGACTTCTCTGACACCAGCTCTAATGCAGCATTAGGGACTGATTCAAGTGGTAATAGTAATACGTGGACGGTTAATAATTTAAACGTTGCCGCAGGTGCAGGTAACGACTCCTTCCGTGACTCCCCAACCAACGGAACACAAACAGATACTGGTGTTGGTGGTGAAGTTGCTGGGAATTATGCGACGTTGAATCCTTTAGACCACTCAGGCACAGTACAACCTACATTTCGTGACGGTAATTTAATTTGTACAGGTCCTAGCGCGTGGACAACTGTTTATTCGACAATGCCATACCCCGAGAGTGGAAAATGGTATTTTGAAACTACATTAAAATCTGATTATGCGCGTGTTAATTATTATCATGTAGCTGGCTTTTGTCCTATAGGTACTGGATCTTATGCAGATAATATTGTTTCATTGTTCGATGCTGGTGATTTATATGAGTACGGTCCTGGGGGATCGCCAACAACAACTCTATTTAGCGCAGGCACTGTAGTCCTAGAGGATGTTGTTGGGTGGGCAGTAGATATAGACAACTGGACATACAGTGTTTACATCAACGGAACTATTTCTTCTATTAACAACAGAGCAATTCCATTTACAGTTGGAACACAATTAACTCCAGCAGTTGTCTCCTATAACATGGATTACGGTCACTTTGTTTATAATTTTGGAGCAACCCCATTTGCGAATACCGCACCAAGCGGCTACAAATGTCTATGCACCGCAAACTTACCTGAGCCAACGATTGCAGATGGCTCGACGGCGTTTGATGCAAAGACTTTTACAGCAAACAATGGAACGCAAACTATAAGTGGATTTAATTTCTCTCCAGATTTGATATGGACGAAGTCACGAGCTAATGCTTACGCACATCAGCTATGGGATCAAGTCAGGGGTACAAATAAAGCACTGTCACCTAATGATACAAGTGCTGAAGCTAACTTAAATAATAGTTTGGCTTTTACTTCTGATGGATTTACTTCAGGTACAAACAACAACGCAAATTATGGTTCTGGTGGGTCAATAGCTTGGGCGTGGGACGCCGGATCTTCCA